TTTCTGTTTTTAGCGACGAACAAGCGACCTTTGTTGTCTTGTTTATCTTGTACTGTTCGAGACAGTGAAAAGATGAAGTCTGCCACGAAACATTTGTTAAACGCTTCAGAGATCGCCTCCATTGTAATAACTTCTGCATTGAGTCCACTTCTGTTTGTTTGAGAAGCAGTCCAGCATGGAATTTCGTAGGTTTGTGCAAGTCCTCGCAAACCTTCATAGGTTTCTTCCAATTCGTGACGCTTTTCACTTGAACTCCGGGTTGGTCTCAATAAGTCAGCATAATCAACCAAGATCATGTCGGGTTCAATCCCTCGCTTACGTAGTTTCTCAATGTGATTTTTAAGAGTTTGAACGGAAGCAGATTTGGTTGGATATTCCTTGATAATTAGAGTTCCCTCAAGATCTTTCACCTTATCAACAATTTCTTTTTGTCTCATTCGGTGATCTTGGAGAGGAACGTCGGAAATACAGCAGTCAAACCTTTGGCCCACCACTGTGTCTTTAAGTTCAAGCGTATAGTAGACAACAGTTTTACCTGCAAGTAACGCTTGAGTAGCCAAGTGCACGAGGACCATAGACTTACCAGCGCCAGTAGGAGCCACGACGACTCCAAGCTCAGACTTTCCAAGGCCGCCCTTAATGATCTCATCCATTCGAGACCAACCAGTTGAAGTTGGATCTCGTGAAACCAGTTCAAAGCGTTTAAGCAAGTCTTTGCGAAAGTCATGTCCAAAGTTATTGTCGGTTCCAAGAACTAAGGCCTCCTTAATCACTTTCTCAATCTCTTCAAAGGAAGATGACTTGAGGAGAGAGGCGGATTTGATCATGGCTCCCTTCAGCACTTGCTTCCGACAAAAGTCAATCGATTTGTCTTTAATAAATTCAGCCTCTTCAACACCATCTGATGTGTGAATGCGAGCGTAGAACTCACGCACATCTTTTGCCGTCGCTTTATCTTGGTGATTAAGTTCTGTTCTCAACAGAGTCATCATCACTTCTGCATTTGGATGAGTGTTATATTTGTCTCTGTAGTTAATAAGTGTTTGTGCAAAAACTTGCAGATACTTCTTTTCGAAAAAAGTAACGTCTAGAACTTCTGTAATTTGATCGAAAAAAGGTCGATCTTCCAACATCAGTTGGCAAAGATTCTCTTGGAAGTTTTTTCCAAAGCGCATAAAAGTTTCTTGTTTATCATTATTCATATGTCCTCCGATTTTTTAATGTATGTTTAAGTATAACCTGTTTGGGTGAAAGTGTCAAGTAAATCTATCTTTTTATTTTGTGAAAAATTTGTTGCAATGCTGAGAAGTTCAGGCTACCGGCGTCATCGTTAAAAAGCATTTGTGTGAATTTTATTTTGTTGAAAAAAGGCTCAAAGTCGACTATGGCTTTTTTCATCAACTCCCTATTCATAGGTCGAATATTTGGATATTGCAATTGCATTATTGCATAGTTGTCTTTGATTAGTTTCTCATTGTTCTGAATATTCTCATGAATCTTGAGTTTCTTGGACTGCATGGCACAATCTTTGATAATGTCTGAGACTTCATATTCTTCCTTGTTGATGAGGTATGGAAATCTTTTTGCGATAGTTTTCAATCCAGCACCCCTGACTCCTGGTAAATTATCGGACTTGTCTCCTTCGATCGCTCTTGCTACAGCAAAGTTATTTGGGTGAATCTTGAAGTCTTCGATGATGCTGTCTTTTGTGACAATTTTCTTTTGGATTGGTCGATAGATTTGAACGTCATCTCGACATAACTGAAAGAAGTCTTTGTCGCTTGAAATGATAGTTTTTTTCCATCCATCATAGCGAGGGTGATTGATCACTAATGCAATTATGTCATCAGCCTCTGTAAAGTCTGCTACAAGCTGAATTACCGGCATTTCGTTGAGATATTCCATCAACCTCACTTGTTGATAGCCTTTGTTCGCTTCTTCTTTCTCTGGTGGTAATTCAACCATTCGTCGATTGAATCTCACCGGTTTACGACCACCTTTATAATCCTTGTTCATAGAACGTCGTCTTTGAGAGCCCTCATGGCCATCCCAAGCGACGATGATCTCATCAGCGTTAAAATCCCTAGACACCTTTTGAAGACTCTTTAAAAAGCCTATGGTGCCCCCTATGGGCCACCCTTTTTTATCAAGGTGTGGGCTAATAACATAGCTCCGTAGAAACATGTTTAGTGCATCAATTATTATTACATTTTTCATTTGTCCTCCAAGACTGTGTAAGTGTGTGTTGCTTTTGGGAAGTGCATAACAATGTTAAATTCCCCTATTGCCATTATAAATTTGTGTTCTGTTTCTTCTATCAATCTTCCATAGAAGATTTTGCCATCGTGTGGGCATTTGCATTTTATTAATTTCATTATGTGTCTCCGAACTTGTCGGGCCCCCATGTGTTAAAGCATCCATCATCATTAATAAAGTCGAATGGAATTTGATTTATGACATAAGATTTTACTCCATAGTCATAATCACCTTTCATCACTACATCTTGATGTGTGGCAAGATTGTCTGCCATTCTCTCTGCTTGGCTCCAATTTAAGGCAACGCCTCTCACTCTATCTTCTGTTTCGTTTGCTGATCGAAACCAGATGAGATAAACTCGTTTCATGTGTCCTCCAATGTTATGTTAACAATATAACACATCGAAGGCTGGTTGTCAAGTTAAATGTCTAAACTTTTTATAAAATCTATATCTACGCCCATGGTATCGAACCACCACTCTTTGGACTTATTTTGGTATTTTGCTTTATTTTTATTTCTGTTATAGTTCTCTATAACTTTATCTTGACGCTTTCTCTCTTTAAGATAGTGTTCGTTATCCCACTGTGATCCTAGTCTGTAAAGCTCTCTGAGGAGTTTGCGAAACACATAACCCTGTTCCTTATTACTTGGATAGTAACCAGAATAAAGCATCTTCTCACAGGCCTGAATTAGAATCTCTTCTTTGGTCTCTTCGTTTACTCCGTTCACAAACATGTTAAGTCTTTGTAATCCGAACCCAACGTCAATGCACGTTCCAAGTGGGTTTACGATGTTTCCAATCTCGACATCGTCCTTGAAGAACTCTGTGCAATAGCCACCAATTTGTCCATCGGTCCACTTGCATTCGTCATCTGCTCGAACTTCTACGTCGTAGTCGTCGTAAAGACTTTTCCAGTCTTCGAACTTGTCTGGGTGGATTGTTACATAGTCAATCTTGATTTGCAGAACTTCCCCTACAAACTCCATCCAAAAGTCAACTGATTCTTGAACCGTCATAGTTCTAAAGGAGAATAGACCGATCATGTCGAAGTAGAGATAGTGTGTTCCATCTCCAATCTCTTCCAAGTCGTTTAGTCGGATGCAAGACTGAACATTTGCTAACGTTCCAGTTTCGTCTGACTTAAACTTGTCTTTGAACTGTTGCATCCCTGCAGGGCAGAAAAGAGTTGTGTCATCATAGGGTCGAACATTGTCATCTAATTGAAAATGCACTCCCTTCTCTTTGCAAAACTTTTCATATAGATCGACTACGTCCATTTTAAACTTTTCCGGGATTCTTTTTTGAAGCGTACATCATCAGTTGTTGAGATATTTCTCCCCTTTCTACAGATAACATGAGTGCATCGGCTTTTTTCAAGTTCTCTTCTGTTTTTAGATCTTTGGGATGGCTTTCATTGTTAAAATCCAATTCGATTTCACCAAAAGCAATTCTAAATCTCTTACCGGTTGCTTGACGAAGACGTTTCTTCAGTCGTCTTTTGCTAAATCCCGTGGCCTCATATTTTAAGGTAGACCCATTGTTAACAATATTATATTGTACAGTAAATTGCACTTTCTCATCTTTGGTCCACCAACTACGTGAGTTGTATGTCTGGTGTAATGTCGGGCTCTTAAATAAATTTTTGTGCTTATAGGGTTCAAAGCCACGTTGAGACAGCAGTGCATCCAAAGATTCTTCTCCTAAGGCTTCTAAGATCATTTGTTTAAGTTTTGCTTCGGTTAGTTTCATAGGTTTTCTCCAATATGTCCATAAATAGTGCTTTAAAAACAAAAAAAACCCCAACTCCGAAGAGAAGGGGTTGGCTAGTTTCCTTCAGGATTTAACCTTCTTCGGATTCGCCTTCGAGGCCGAAGTTCTTCCCTTCGGACTCAAATTTTCTAATGATTTCATCATCCATAATGTCAAGCACTACAGAGCGGAACTCTGGGTCTTGGAGTTTCTTGACCCACTGCGATCTTTGGAATTTGTATTCCTTGCCATCTCGGTCATAAATTTTGTTCCAAGCACCGGGCTTAAAGCGGTCAGAACCTGATGCTCTTAATGCTTCTAGCCATGACTCTTCATCTTGAATGCCCACGTCTTTGCCCCAGAGAATCTTAAAGCCACATGTGCGACCTTCAGACCCGAAGCGAGACTTTTCAACCTTAACCTTCACTTCGGAGCCAATCCGAAGACCCGATGGGTCAGTGACATAAGAGGCTTTTCCTTTACGCTTTGTAAGCCAAATACGAAGAGAACAGAAGTATTCGATTGCCTTTCCACCAGGGGCAACAAAAGGTGTTGTCATGGCTTCTGCGATATTTGAAGTAATGTTCGTCTTAAGTTGGTTGATCAACAACAAAGTACACTGTTGATTTGCCAATGGAATAGTGAGTTTCGGGAATGCTTTCGCAAAGATCCGAGGTTTTACCGCCATTGACGATTGAGGATTAAAATCTCCCTCTAGGTCCTTCTCGGAAGAAGTAGCTGCGATGGAGTCCCAAATAAACAGAAACTGTGTTTCTGCATACTCAGTCATTAGATCCTCGATTGTTTCCAAAGTTTTCTCAACAGAGACTGCTTGGATATAAAGAAAGTCATTGTTGATATTGATGCCCGAGTTCTCGAGGAAGGCAGGATCAATAGCAGACTCTGCATCGAAATAAACGACACAGTGACCTTT